AATCATGTCCTCGATATCTTCGTCTTTGCCGTGATATCCGCGGCTGATCTGGCCAATGCGTTCGTCACCTTCCCGGTTGTAGTCAATATGGTCGGACGCCTGCAATCGCTCGCGGGCCTTCTTGTTGAAGCGGGGGTTATCCCGGACCACTTCCAGAGGAAGCCGGCGACGATGGCCCATGAAGGAAATTTCATCAAAATCACGGGCGCGCTGATCGAAAACCAAATCGTCGTAATCTATCCGGGAAATGAACGGCGATCCTGCCTTGAGTCCCCAACCCATGACGGCCGCATCCGCTGGATCGGCCAAGGCAATCTGCGCTACGGCCATATTGGTGAGGCCATCGTGGACCAACCGCCGCATGGAATCGGCGAACCGCATCCGGACCAGTTCCTGATTGGTCCACAGTTCAGCCGTACTGACTGATGGTTTTTGTGCGCGATCGAATGTCGAGAGCATCACGCGAGGATTTTGCGAGGAGAGAGACCTACCGACGATATTGACGAACAGGGAGAGAAGGTTGATGTAGCGGGTTTTCGTAGCGGAATTGTCGGAATACCGATCCCCCGCGAGAAGGCGGATGCAGCGCATGCGCTCTTCGCGGTAGGTCTGCATGATGGCCCGTGCCGTGTCTGCCACGGAACAGAGGCGGCCGTCATCGGATTTGTATCGTTTTTCTGCCAACGATCATCAAGCCTTCTCCTGCCAAGAAGCGGCTCGGTCATGACCAAACTTCCATTTCTGCCTGTTGCATCTGGAGTTCGTGCAATCGCTCTCGCCCGTCGAATGTCCGAGGATCAATGACCTCGGCTCGGCTTGTCATTCTGTCGGGTTCCTCGAAACCAAGCTGCTTGAGCATTTTGACGCCCAGGGCATCGGCTCTAACGATATCGCCGTGATGTACACGCGCCCCGGACTCGGCCAGCGCCTTCTTGTTGCCCAAGCCACGGGCTTGATACTCCACTGAATTACCAATGTAAACCATGTTCAGGCATTCGTCTAGAGCATCCTCGCAGCGGTTGATGACCCGTTCCTCGAAAAGCATCTGCCGGTAATCATCCATCAGGGTCAAAATCGACTTCGGATTCGGCACCCACCCGTACTTCCGTTTATTTATCCGAAGAGCGCCAAGAACTGACTCGTCCCGTCTTTCGTAGCACGGAAAGTAATGGAATACCTCGATGGTCTGCTGCTCGAAAACCTGCGATCCCTGAACCTCCCAGCACAAGAGCGGATTTAGTCCATCTTCATCCTTGATTAAACTCAGGAAGGCCACGCAAAAGGCAGCAAAGTCCTTGGAATAAATCTTGGCATTAGCATATTGGGCAACCTTTTCCCCAGTCCTCGAGTTCCAAACGCTGAGGCAAGATGGCGTTTCCCCAGTGCCGGCCGACACGTCCACGGCGGCCCCACACCGCATGGTCGGCATCATCACGTCCGACTTCGGATTTACCCACAGTTTCAACAGGCCATTCGTACTGAATTCCAGCTTTTTCGCCCTGGCCGTCTTGTCGTCGTAGATCAGGTTCCCCGTCCACCGAGGTTCACGGCCATGTTCCGCCTTGATTATCGATATTCGGTAGGAATCGAAAAACTGCTTCGACGCGCCGCGCGGGTCAATGTCAAGGTTCATTGCAACGTCGCGGTCCTCGCGGCGGCGGCATTGCTTGTCGTACCAAGGCGAACGGATCCCAACACACGGCCCACCGGCCGGCTTCTTCTCCATCACGAATTCGTAGTCTGGCGGGTACTCGTAAGATTTGTCGATGATTTCAATGCGGTTCGTGTTGTCGTTATACTTGTACAGACCCTTCTGCCGCTCAGGATGTTGAGACCAATGCGTAATGATCTCCCGCATGTGCTTATATTTCGGATCGAACGTAAGCCGATAAGCCATACCAGTTTGATTCTTGTGCGTGTAGACGAACACACGGCAATAGCATGTATCCGTGGTCATACTGTAGATTTCTTCCCCGTTCTTGTCGAACTGGCCGAATTCGTCAACGAGCATGATCGCATTGCGCCCGCCGACGCCCGACGACACCGCGTTTGCATCCCCATTGAGGATGTTTCCGTTGGGGAAAACAATCAACATCTTCCGCGGTTTCTTTTTTTTTGTCAGCCCGCTCATCCAGGCCGGCAAATACTCGATGATGTGGCGCGCTTTCCAAAACAGCGAATCAGGATCCTCGCCGTTGTCCACGGCGTCTTCGTCTTTGGAGATAGCGAAAGCCTTGATGTTTTCGTGGAAAAGGCAAAGCCAGACAATCAACATCAGTACCAGCCAGGACGCCCCAACGTAGCGGGATTTCTGCCAGCGAACGTCTTCCTGATCTTCAAGACATTGCAAGATTCCGTGCTGAAATCGCTCGGTTTCGCCGACAATGGTATTCCCACCAACAATAGCGGCATCTTGGAAGTCGTAGGAGATGAACGGGCCTCTTTCGCGTGTATCTGGATTGAATTGCCACACGAAAAGATTGATCCAAAAGAGAATGTCCTGCCGGCATATCTCAAAAAGTCCTTTCTGTATCCGTTCATCCTGGAATGCGGCTTTGAGGACCTCGATGCGGAATCGGATGTTGGCTTCGTAGTCCTTGGGAATAATCTTCCAGAATTGCCCAGGGGAAAGCATCATCATTCCCCCAGGATAACGTCAGGTTCCGGGTTGTAACTAAAATTGCTCGGGTCGCCTACCGACGACATGAACCACATCTGTGGGTCTGTCGGAGGCATAATCACCCTTTGGAGTGGCGGAACCTTATCCTGCCCCAACGTCTCGGCATCCGGCGCAAGACCTTCCAACTTGCACCGCTCGTAAAGCGGATCGTATACCGCCTTGGCAGCTTCCGCCGCCCTCAACAGAAGTTCCTCCTCCAAATGCTTATCTTCTGTGGTTGGCATGCCGCCGATGTTCGAGTGATATCTGATGCAGTCGATGAATACTACTGCATCGCTAGTGTTCCTGATTTCCATGCCGCCGATCCGCATGGCTACACCTGGTGGAATCTGGTAAGCCCCAACGCCACCGAGTTGATGCCGGAGATAGGACGCTTCGGCCTCGGCTTTCACGACGCGTTCTTCCAATTCCTCGATCTGCTTGACCAGCGGAGATTTCTCATCAAACTCAACATATGGTCCGCTCATGATTTCACCTTGACCTTTTCCGCGATGTCACGCAGCAACTTCTCGGCCAACTCAACACACTTTGCCGTTCCAATGTCCATCTCAGCCGCCTTCTCCTGATTCTGGGCATCCTCGGTCCCCTTGCGATACTCCCTTTCCAAATCCACAAGCTGAGCGGCGAACTTGGCGTAGTTCGCCTCCTTGAACTTCCGCGCGTCTCGCTGGCCCTCGGTCCAGTCCTGACTTGCGCCATTCTCGCCAACATGACGAAAATCCCGGAGTATTTGCGGAATATTTTCCGCTGGCGTGAACGGCGCCGGAACTGGTTTCTTCTTGTTGTCATACCAGCCCATACTACATCCCAAGGTTGCGCCTGATTTGATTTTCGTTCGCCTCTTGCATTTGCACAGCGTGAAGATGACCCATGCGCTGCACCTGTTGATTGAACTTCGCTTGCGAAACCGCAGCTTCGAGAACCGCGATAACCATTTCCCAGGATCGAAATTCTTCCTGGTCAAAATTCATCAAGGCGCCCTGGCTTTTTTCATCCCAGCCAACCTTGATAGTCGGAAGTTTGACCGGAACATCATTTTCCTGGCTCATGATTTTTCCTTTATTATTACCGCACCAACTGGAAGGCATCCCAGAATCTTCTTGAGTTTCGTCCTCGCCTCACTCTTGGTGTACGCGAAAACCCTGATCATTCCGAACCACCATGCGAACATTGCGATTTCCTCGAAAAAGTACCGCTCCGTGGATTGGCCCGCTACGGTTTACGGGTAGTGTGTCACTCAGGGACTCCCGACTCATTGACCCGGCTCTCTTGACCGGCACGGCTCATCGGCGCATTGGCTGTGGTTGACTCAGCCTCTAGCGCGAGATTTTGAGATTATTGCAATTTCGGCATTGACTGTCAAGAGTAATGTCATTACAATTTACCAATGAATCCAAAACTCGTCGCGGTTTGGTTCATATCACCCCCCCGAAGCGTGCGGGACAGCAAGATTGACGGAGTTCAACCGTACTGGCCAGCTGACAGCATTGAGAATCCAGACAATCCTGCCTGGGAGACGCTGCTGACCGAAGCATCGATCCTGAGCGACATGGAGCGGAATATCCTGGAGAGCCTGGTTGTCTCTGCGGGTGCGGTGGACCTGCTGCAAGCGGCGTCGGGAGAGTGGTGGCTTACGGATTGCGCCGAAGGCGAGCGGTCGTTTCGGTATGACCCGGCGAATCCGCCGAAGCGTGAGCGCAACGAGTACATTGGGGATGAATCAAAAGAGGATGTTCCAGAGGCGACTGTGGCCTATACGTGCGACGAATCCAAAACTTCTAGGCAAGAGCAATGAAGTCAACCAAAACAACACAAATCCAGATTCGAATAGCCCCAGCGGAGAAAAGGCTTTGGGAAACGTGCGCCCGCCAGGCCGGAGTTACACTGGCGTCATGGATCAGGAACCAGTGCAACCAGAAAAAAGAGAAATCTTGACAATAATCACCTTTTCCTTGGCTCTTGGCGCAAGCCTACTTCTTTTCGACGACATCCTGGTAAGGCGTCGTGTTGATGGATCGATCGGCGGTATCGTAGTTTGCTTATGGACCATGTTTTTTTATTTGGTGCAAAAATGAGAACGCCGACTTCCGACAACCCGCTTCTTGGGCTGCGAGGCGTGACATGAAACGGTCTCGAAGACACTTCAGCTGCCGGTCAGATGCAAAAAAAAAATTCCTGCTCTTGACAAAAAAACCATGTTATCATAAACTCTCTTCCGGTGTAGTCTGGCCATTACACGAATCACCCCGCTCTCCCACGCATCTAACCGGCCAGGCTAAACTACGCTGGGGGAGCGGGACTTTTTCCATAGCGGCCCCATCTGCCGCCGGCTACATCTGGTGACGACGGTTGCGGTCGTGTTCCGCAACTATTCCAGGCGAGCCAGAAATTTCGCGTGATCCATCCTCAAAAATTGCCGATAGGCTTTCATGAAGGACAGGATCAAAAAAGAAGGCGACCGGGACCGACGTCGAACGCACGGCCCGGAGCCGGGAACATGGCCCCCGCAACTCAATGCGCGGTAAGACCTCCACCCCGGTGGTTCTGGACATGCCGTTATGTACACCTTCCAGCCTATCTTTCCATGATCGACTGGAACGTCCTGAGGGGCCCCCCGTGATGAACGGCTGGGTGGTGCGGGGACGTTAAAACAAAATCGCGGTCTGGTAGTATAGGAACCGTCGCGCGCACTTCACCTATCATATCTCCCACTTACAGTATACCTTACATTCCATCACCATCACCATCACAGTAGCTAAGGTGTTCAATATGAACGCTGGTCGAACAAAGAATGAACAAGTTCGCGTACACATTCGCTGGATAATTCGGCGCGATATGCCCGAAGTCCTGCAAGCCGAACAACTTAGCTTCAAATATGCCTAGAATGAGGAAGATTTCCTCCGCTGCCTCAGACAACGCTATTGCATCGGCATGGTGGCCGAGCACGGCGAAAAAATCATCGGCTTCATGATCTACGAGCTGCACAAGAACAAACTCCACATCCTCAATTTCGTGGTCCATCCCGCTTGGCGCCGCTTCGACGTGGGCACCCAGATGGCGGCCAAGCTCATCAGCAAGATGTCCAGCCATCACCGCAACCGCATCACTCTGAAGGTCCGCGAAACGAACCTGACTGCCCAGCTGTTCTTCCGCCAACAGAAATTCAAGGCCGTCCGTGTGCTCCGGTCCTTCTACGAGGACACCGGCGAGGACGCTTTCCTCATGGCATATCTTGCCACACCACCCCATCCGTGCCTCCTCTGGCAAACCTGCCAACAAAAGACACATTAAAGACTCACTAACAACGCACAAGCAAATCTTGCTGCGTCTACGATTTTGGCATATCCCGCCCGCCCCCCCTACTCGCGCCCCCTGGGGGGTCTGGTTCAATCCTGCCAGCTTGACATTTTCCCTTGGTAGCGCGTCACGATAGGACTCGTGTTCGCTGTGAGTAGTCCATCCATCGCCGATTTCAACTTCGACCGTGTACGTGTACATGAGACAACCTCCAGTATTGTTATCCTGGCCGAAACAAGACCGAAACAAGGCCGAAACAAGGGGTTATGGATTGGAGATGAGGATATCCACCACCATCCACCACCACCACGGTTACCAAACAAACTGTGTTGAGGAACGGTAGATCAGGCCGATATGGTCCACGGGCGTTGCCGACCCACGTAGGGCCGGGCCGGAAGCCATTTAACCTTGACGAAAGGGGTATTCCATGCAATCGTTATTCGAAAAATATCGGCCGGTCAATTTTGATCAAATCATTGGGCAGGAGAAGGCGGTGGGCGCGCTTCGCAAGCTGCAATCCCGTGGTGGATTCGGTGGACGCGCGTATTGGCTGTCTGGCAGCTCTGGTACAGGCAAGACTACGCTAGCTCGACTTTTGGCAGCTGATCTTGCGGAGAGCTGGCATATCGAAGAGATTGACGCGCAGGATTGTACGCTCGATTTTGTCCGGCAAATGGAAGTAGGTTTCGCCTATCGTGGGATGGGTACGAAAACCGGCAAGACGTGGATCATCAACGAAGCGCATGGATTGCGGGGCGCTGTGTTGTCCAGGTTTTTGACGGCGCTGGAAGCGTTGCCGGCGAAATGAGTTAAAGCGGAAGCAATCCACTGCGGCGATACGCTGCCATAGCCTGGATAAAATCACCCTTGGCTCGGACGTCGTTGATAAAGTGAACCTATTTTTTGGGAGGGAACACATGGAGATCGTATACGGAGCCAAAATTGTCGTCGAGCACCCGTTTGCCTCTGGCAATTTCCGGGAGGTACTGGAACTGGAAGTTCGCGACTACGGAGACAACGTTTTGTGGCGAGGTACGTCGGACTCGTTCTACCCGCGTCGCTGCCGAGCGCTGGGACCACGCCCGGTGCGATTGATCGCAACGAAAATCAGCACTGATAAGCGGCCATGCATCGGTGACTATACCTGTGACTACTACTCCGAGGAATAGCGATCCGCAGAGAAAATTGCCGGCGTCGCATGGAGTTGGCCTCCGGAGGACGCTTGACAATTTAATGACAATCTGGATAATGGAAACTAGGCGCTTGCAACGCGATCACGAATACGACCACCCCCAGACCCGGCAATTCTCGGTTGCAAGCGCGATTTTCCGGGCGAGGGGGATTTTTGCCGCGCCAGGGCTTTGTACGGGCGAGAAAGATCGGTATTTATGAGCGAGAATATCACCAGGGCATCACGGGAATGGGCATCACGGCCCGACGATCAACGGTATCTGACGATTGCCGACTTGAAAGCGGCCGTCATGCGCCGCAAAGTCGAGTCATGGACATCCACCCCGAGGACGGCCGATCTGCGGGTCATCCCAGCAGATGGGAACAATCTGGCCATCGAACTTTACGATCCTAGCAAGGGGGAACGGCGCGAGGTTTCGCCGACGAATTGGAGTTTCAGCCAACTTGCCGCATACGCCCAGGCCCCGGCAAGCTACCTGAGAAAATTGCCGGCTGAACTTGCGGCTATCAATTTGCAGTGGGGTTTGGAAGCCAACCCACAGCGCGAGGATACATTGATTCTGGCGCAGAGCAACGGCGAGAATCACCTGCGCGCCATGACCAGCACGAGCTACGGCCGCATCTGGGATCATCAGGTAGTAGAGGCAGTGGAGAGCGTCCAGAATGGGCGTTGGCAGATTCCAGCCGCGACCTACGCCACTACGAACCCCAAACGCGCTACGACGCTGTACGCCAGCGATCGGGACGTTTTTATTTTCCTGGTTGATCCAAAAAATCCTATCGAGGTTGGCGGCGAACAGCTTTTCCGCGGATTCTATACCTGGAATTCCGAGGTTGGCAGCGCTGTTTTTGGCTTAACAACATTTTTGTATCGTTACGTCTGTGACAACAGAATCATTTGGGGCGCGACGGACGTGAAGGAGTTGCGGATACGGCATACGGGCGGCGCGCCTGATCGATTCGCGTACGAAGGGCAGCGCTACTTAAAGCGGTATGCGGAGGAGTCAACAGAGAAAATCGCAGAGGGAATCGTCGCTGCGAAAAACTTCGATTTGACCAGGGAAGTGAATTCCGGCAAGGGCGAGACTGTGCAAGACTGGCTGCAAAAACGCGGTTTCACAAAAGCCCAGGCCACGGCGAGCTACCAAACGGCAGTCGCGGAGCAAGGACAAGCCCGCAGCCTATGGGATATCGTCAACGGAATCACGGCGCACGCTCGATCGATCAGTCACACTGACGATCGGGTGGCGCTCGAGACGAAAGCGGGGAAGCTCATGGAACTGGTCGCAAAATAATGGGAAGGGAAAAAACCATGCGGAGGACATGGCGAGAGGGTGGAAGGCCCTCAGTGCCGGCTTAGCTCATCTGGCAGAGCGCCTGTCTTGTAAGCAGGAGGTGCGCGGTTCAATTCCGCGAGCCGGCTTTGTTTTGGGGAAAACAGAAATCCCAGGAGAATTGCAATGTCCGAACCATCCCAAGAAATCGTTGTCATGAAGGACGGCGAGATTAGAGAGAATATTTTTACTCCAGAAAAACTGGACCTCATGAAGCGTACCGTTGCCAAAAATTGCACTGATGATGAATTTGCGCTGTTTGTCGGGCAATGCCGGCGAACTGGTCTTGACCCATTCGCGCGGCAAATTTATTGCATTAAAACGTCGGCCAAGGTCATGATCCAGACGTCCATCGACGGATTCCGCCTGATCGCGGCGAGAACAGGGCAAACGGATGGCCAATTCGGTCCATTCTGGTGCGCTGAAGATGGACAATGGGTCGATTCGTGGACGTCCGCGAAACCGCCGACTGCTGCCAAAGTGGGTGTCCTTCGTAAAGGTCACCGTGAACCCTACTGGGGAGTAGCTCGGTACACCTCCTTCACAGGCAATACGCCGGCGTGGCAAAAAATGCCAGATGTCATGCTCGCAAAGTGTGCCGAATCTCAAGCGCTCAGGAAGGCTTTTCCTCAGGAACTTTCTGGACTGTATACGACTGACGAAATGGACCAGGAGGATAGGCCCGACTGGAAGCACCCTGCCGCCAAGCCCCAGGCCGAACCGAAGGCCCCACCGAAAACGAACGGCAAACCAACTGTCACCGATACTGCGATGGAGGCCCTGCGGCTCGCCGCGCAGGACAGCAAGGCTGCTTTCTTAGCGACCTATCGTAGTCTCAGGGAGGCGATTCGCAACGAGATTTACGCCAAGCACCGGGAAGAACTGAAGCGCCTCCAGGAGCAAGCTAACGGTATCACGCCCGATCGGGGACAGCTCCTGGAATCATTGCGTCTCGCTGCTGAAAAGGGGATGGCTGGGTTATCTCCAGTCTGGCAGGGCTTGACCGATGCACAGCGGAAATCGGTCAACGATCAGCAGGCTATGTTATTGTCGATCGCGCAGGCAATAGACGCCAAGGCCAAGGTTTCGCCAGCTACCCCGCCCATGCTCGAACAGGCCAAATGGCAACAGCACGTCGCGGGACTGTTCGGTCGACTTGGGACTGCGGCGCCCGTCGTCAAGAAGATGTGCCGGCGGTTCGGATGCACATCTACTGACCAGTTATCCGAAAGAGATTGCCGGACGATTGCCGGCGAACTTGAGGCAGCTTTGGCTCGCATGGCCAAGCCGCCAAGCCCGTTACCGGTTGGGATCGGTCCTCCGGAAGATGACGGACACGGTGATGCCTGGGAAGGAGATATTCCATGAGCCATACACCAGCACCTTGGGAAGTGTATTGCCCTGGCAGAAAGTTCGTGGTTACAAAAAGGAACTTCGTTTCTGTCTGCGAAGTGACCGAGGACGAAGAAACAAGATCGTCTGAAACAGCTATGGCAAACGCCCGCCTTATTGCCGCCGCGCCTGAACTTTTGGCGTATGCCGAGTGCTTGCAGGCATCATTCGCCTACGATCAGCCTGGGACAGGATTCACAGCCGACCAATTTCTTAAGGTTGTCAAAATGAGCGATATTATCCAGGGTACGCCGGAATGGATCGAGGCCCGTCGCGGTCTGATCACTGCCAGTATTGCCGGGGCCTGTCTTGGC